AATTTTTGTAACTTTAGATTCTGTATAACACTAGCTTTTTGTGAAGTATTTAATAAATTACCAGTGACTGAGTTGACACTTTGTTCTAAATGATTTTCAACAGATAATTTAGCGTCTTGCAAAAGTCCTAGATTAGATACGTTATCAATTTCAATCGATGAACCAAAAGCCGATGAAGCGTTACTTAATGCTTTATCCACATCACCAATAAAAACACTAGCTAAACCTCCTACACCACCTTTTGCTATTGTTTTTAATTGCTTTGGAATATCAGTTAATGACGTGACCGATTTTGTTAAGTCTGCACCTAGTTCTTTAGCAACAGATTCTAAATTTGCAACCGATCCTAATGCTCCTTGCGCGATGCCTTGTAAATCTAAAGGAATTAAATCTTTCATAATGCCGTCAAAATCTGGCAATTCAGCTGTAATACTTTTAATATTAGATTGTATTGACGCTGGACTTGCTGCTAATATATTTGCTTTTTTTACGCCATTTACTAATGTTGTATTTAACGTTTTTGGCGTAACGGTTGCGCCAGTGACTGGATTAATAAAAACTGGACCACCCATCTGCCCTAAAATCTCTTTCTCATCATCGGTCAATGCTTTAACCATCTTATCTCTAAGTCCTGGCATCTCGGGGGTTAGTGTAACAATTTGTGGTAATGGAAAATTTGCAATAGTATCTTTGACTGGTATTGCATCTGATAATGACTTAATTCCGTTAATAGAGGCTCCAGGAAGAATTGAAGCAAAATCATTTGCTGTTAAAGATTTTGATAAATCCGCAGCATCTGATAAAGTATTCTTTAATTTTTTATAGTCTACAACTTTATTAATAGAACTTAATTTGTTATTTAAATCAGTAAGATTCATTTATCCAGCTCCCCCACTTGTTGAAGTACCAACAACGTATCTATTCCAATATCCATTTGCTGCCTTTATTCTTTCTTCTAGACTTCTTGATTTTTTATAAGGCTTTGCACCGCCTAAAGCTGTACAATACGAAGTATTTGTCGATCTCATAAGAGGACTTGGCGCTTTGCCTCCCCAATTATATTTTCCGTTTTGCGGCCTCTCGTAATATCTACATACAATATATGCTGCGTCAGCTGGATTTGTAGCCTCTCTTAATTTAGCCCCAGCGCCACTTTCTCCAACACTTAATTCATATATCACCCATCTGCATTGAGTAGATAGCGCGCGCCAACTTAATCCGTTAGATTCAGCCCATGGCACTATTCCCTTTCCAGGATGATTATCTGACTGCCATCTATCATTTCTCCACTGAGCAAGGCCAAATGCTGGCATACCTCTATCTGATGGATTAATTGCTAAATTCCAAGGACCACCTTTTATGAAGTTTTTACCATTTGGATTGGGAGGCCATGTCGTTTTTGAACTAGCGGCAGGTCCAGATTCATATGCAAAGTTTCCCATTAAACCACAAACTGCCGATGCACTTAAGCCACCTGATAATAATGCATTATATATTTTTTCTTCAGTGTTTGATCCGACCATATTTTTTGCATCAGTAATGATAGTCTCGCCGTCCGGCGTTACTTCTTGCGGGCCTAAAAAATCAGATTCGCCTTGTGCAGATATTTCTTTTACATAAGATCCTGCAACACCGCCATATCTGTTAACAGATCCATTTGCCCTTAAAGATGGATCCATTGTTTGTACACTTGATGGCGCTTGTATGGTTGTAATAGATCCTATAATTAGCGGTACTTGAGAAAGCTTTCCATCTAAAAACATTCCATAAACCATCGCGTTCTGTGATATCTGCGGATTAGCTCCTACACCACCAATACCTTGCTCAGTAGTTGGTATTACCACTTGAGCCCAAGGTAAATCCTCATTAGGAATATCAGCTTCATTATCATGAATGCCAAAGATTCGAATTTGGTATCTGCCCATTTGAGATAAATCACTATTACTGACAACTCTTCCTAAGAAAAATCGTGGATCATCTCCCCAATAGTATGCCATATTTAAACCCTTATCTTTTTTGTAAAGCTAATCTTACTAAATTCAGCCCGACCGAATAACCGTCATCCACACTAAAAGTATGTTCTGCACCATAAATTATATATTCACCAGATCTCTTAAGATCTAACAAGTCTCCTGCATGATTCACGCCTTCTTGCGGCGATTGCACTATGTTCTTTTTAAATTCAACAGAAATTTTGTTTCCTATTGTGAGATTGCTATTTTTCGCCAAAAAGTTTCTACCTGGTACTTTTATCATTAAACCAGATTTTGTTAAAAATGCTCTAGCTGCGCTGGATTCAACTTTTAATGCATGGTGACTTGTATCACCTACTTCATTATAACTTCTCTTTTTATCATCAACACCTCTTTTTGTATTACTAAATGTTTTTGATGTCGATATATTAGTTCTTGTTTCTCCATTTATTTCCGCAATATTTCTACTACCAAATCTTAATTTTCCATCATAGACTGGTAAATCTCTTGTACTTAAAATATTTTGATCATGTAAATGATCGAACATTCGCACGGGATCAAAATTTACAGTACTGATTTCTCCAGAGTATGTATCAATAAAACTATGTGTAGAAGTCCCTAGTCCGGAAGCTGTGTATATCAATTGATTATCACTTCCGGTATTCGTAAAATCAGATATTATATATGATTTAACACCATTAGGAACGGTTTGAGCTTCAGATAGTAACTGAAAAGAATATGTATAAGGCATATGTAATTCGTTAATGGGATTCATCTTAAGCATAGCTTCTAAACTAACAAATCGTATTCTATCGTCACCCATTGATGCAAATGTGTAAAACGGCATGCCGCTCGATGTAGCACATCTTCGAGAAATCCAACTAATTGCATCGACAGCCGGAAGATTAGGAATTATAATATTTAATTCACCATCAAAGATAGGAAGCTGATCATCATTTTTATCGTACATTAACTTGTTATCTAAAAAATACCCACCAGATGCGGTCGATCGATCTAAAGTTCTGAGCAATGCTTGAATTACATCAATAGGATTTCCAGCAAAAGCATCTGCTGATCCTCTGTGAGCATTAATTTTTTTAAAAGATTTATTAACTGAGGTTACTTTAGACTGATATGCTCTCTCTTCTATCATATGTAAAGATACCATTTCATTATTATCACCGACTTTTTCAGATGACATTACTTCTGTTATAATGAAATGTTTAGTAATAGAAAGTTGCTTATCTATTTGCTCTTCGTCTGTCATAATTTTTATTTCAACACGTTCTGTGCCGGTGAAATTTAATTTATCCGAAAGACTTTGATTATCTAAAAACGACATTGCCGCAGTTAGATATGGTAAATCTAAATTTTCATAAAATATTATGTCAGAAATAAAACGACTAATATCATAACCAGCGTCATCATCCCACTCAGACCAACGATCTGCAGTAAGTATCACTGATTGAATATCATATGAAACTGGGTTAATGATTTTATTCTGTTCATACATAGTTTATTATCCGCCTATGACAGTCGAAAAGGTTTGAGCTACTTGCCTAACGATACTAGGCTTTAATATTTTTATTCTTTTTAATTTAGCATTTTCTTCGTCAATAAAGTCTAGGTGTGTTTTTTCAGTAATAAGCGATGATTGAGCCTCACTATTAGGATCTACGTCTATCCAATCTCCGGATGCATCTTCATAATGATGTGCACTTAAATATTCTAATGAGTTTGTTTTTAACCTAGCGTTTTCATAAGTGGTAATACCTTCATATTGCGCGGTATTGGATGGATCTAAAAGTGCCAGTGGATCTTCAACTATTCTGTTAAAATACACTGCTTCACCATTTTGCCATACACCAGTCGATCCACTAATAATTACTTGTCCTAAATCTAAATCTTTACGAACAACAGTTCCGGTTGCACCACTAAGTGCGCCTTCTAATTTAGAACCTATCTTAAATATTCTAACAAGATTTTGTGCTGCATCCGAATGACCTACATGACCGACACCATTATCATCGGTACGAAAAACAAGAGTTGTATGTGGATAAGATTCTTTTGCTAGGTCGACCGTTTCACTATGACTTAAAGGCCATCCCTGCCTTCTTAAATTATCATTCATTAAATAAAATGTCCAGTAATAATTATCACTACCATATAAATTATATGACACAACATCAGGTCTGTCACCTTCTATAATATCGTATAACAAATAACTTTGAGAGCTATTTTTAAATTTATCAATTATGTCAGCATATGCCGATATATTTTGAACAGCTGATATTCCGTTATCACCACCGCCAAATTGATATGATACAACTGGATATGATTGAAAATATGACATTAGAATCCCTCTTTAACAGCATTTTTATCCATTAACTCATTTTCTTGGAAACTTAGGTCTAATGTTGTTTCTTGAAAATAACCGCCTTTATAAAAACTATTAGTATTACTTGTGTTATATGTTGCATTAACTGATCTTAAATAACACGGCTTAAATCTAAACCATTGGGATTTGGTATAACCCTGTGCGCTAGAAACGTCAGATCGTGTATTTCTATCTAGATCATAATGTAATGAAATTTGGATTTCATTTGGAAATTTATACCCAGCTTTAACTTCATATTCCGACGTCTCTCCATTACTAGTATTCGAGCCAGATATGCCAAATGACTCAGGATACAATTCAGTTCTAAAAAATTTGACGATCTTCTCTATTTCTATTGCTTCTTCTTCAGTAGTCGGCTGCATTTTAAATTGAAATCTAAATGTTCGTAATTCTGGTTTGTCAAACAATAATGCAATATTTGGATGTGCTGACGTTTTTAACGCACTTCGTACTGCTCCATCCGCAAAACTATTTTGAGTTAATGACTGTGTAAGTCTAGCTGCAGCGAGTCTTGCAGCATCTTGACCCATCCCACCAGTTACTCCGGCAATTAGATTTTTTAAACCATCTGTAGCAGCTGACAAACCACCATCTATAATGCCACTACCGCCTTCAATTCCTTCCTTCATTGACTGCCCTAATATACCTAACGCCGGGGTTGAATAAGAAACACCATCTTGCATATTAAAAGAAGACGGCATATATAAAACACATCTTTGTTTAGACGGATTTCTTTTAGATTTTTCAAGGTGATTGCCATTTCCGTCAGGGGCATTAAGCGCTGCGTTGTCCGTGCCAATGGCCCCCGTGTTGCCGGTGACAACATTATCTATGGTACGCAATATCAGATCTCCTATTCTACTATTTTCACCTAAAGCTGGTGGAGTAGTCATAATGGGCTGAAATCTTATATACGCTTTGAAGTCAGTCACGTTTTCTCTAGGAAATTGCAACTGCTGCTTTGCTGCTTGTTGAAAATTAGCGGTGGTGGTAGCATTCGCCTCTAATGTCATATGTTTTCCTAATAAATATAGTTAAATTCTGTTAGTTATATTTATATGGGAAAACATGAAAACATATTCTGGTAAATACAAACCTAAAAATCCAAAGAAATATAGAGGAGACTACACTAAAATAGTGTATAGATCGATGTGGGAAAGACATTGTTTTAAATGGTGCGACGAGCAAAGCGATGTTGAATCATGGTCAAGTGAAGAAGTCGTGGTGCCATATTTGTATGAAGTTGACCGAAAATATCATAGGTATTTTGTTGATCTTAAAATTACATTTAAGAATAAAAAAACTGTGTTGGTTGAGATTAAACCAGATAAAGAAACACGACCTCCGAAAAATCCAGGTAAAAAAACAAAACGTTATATTACTGAAGGATTGACTTATGTAAAGAATATGAATAAATGGAAAGCTGCAAAAAACTACGCAACTGATCGTAATTGGGAATTTCAAATATGGACCGAAAATACTCTTGATAAAATGGGAATAAGGCCAAAAGGCAAAAGTTTAAAACCACTACCTCCAATGAAGAAACCTAAGAAAAAAGTATAAATAGAGTCATGACAGAGATATTTAAAAAACTAGAATTAGAAGCTTTTCGTGCAGGGATTACTCCTCGCACCAAAGAGTCGCGCGAATGGTTCCGTAAAAAAATAAGTACTATGCGAGGAAAAGAATTTCGTAGAATTAATCAAGGTGAGTTAATGCAAGAGGAAGAGTTAACACTTAATAATAATACTGATATTGGTAAAATGTGTATGTTTTTCTATGATCCTAAACATAAAGACACACTACCGTTTTATGATTCTTTTCCGCTTGTGATTATTATCGGTAAAGCAAAGGGAGGTTTTTTAGGAATGAATCTACATTATTTACCTCCAACTCTTAGAGCTAAATTTTTAGATGCATTAATGACAACGGCATCAGAAGATGATTTCAACGTCACTTATTCTACTGTAAAAGCAGCAAGCAATATGAAGTACTACAAACCTACTATTAAACACTATCTTAAAAAACATTTAAAAAGTCGATTAGCAAAAGTACACGCACCTGAGTGGGAGATAGCTACATTTCTTCCAACTGCGTCTTGGAACAAAGCCTCCGGCAAAGAAGTGTATAAAAACTCAAGAGGGATGCTATGAAACAAGTTGACTTAGGAGTTGAAAGATTTAAAAGCATGATGGCACAAGGTCTTGCAAGACCTAATAAGTTTGCAGTTGAATTGCCTGCTCTTGGCCCAGATGCAATAGTTACACAAGTTGGCGCCGACGTACCTCCGGGTGACATGGTACAGCAAGCCGGTGACCACGCTCGAATGCATCCTACTGGTGATATTAATTTATTGTGTAAATCTTGTACCTTACCAATGAGAAGCATACTAACTAACGATCGAAGAATCGGAATGAAATCAGAAAAAGTTGCATATGGATATAGTGTTCAAGATGTCAATTTTTCATTCTATGAAACAAATGATTATAAAATTCGAGACTATTTTGAAGTATGGATGGATAGACAAATTGATTTAGATACTAATGAAATAAAGTTCAAAAAAGGTCGGTTCGGAGGTTATGCAAAAGATGTAGTCATTCATCAATTAGATTCTAATGGAAATGTAGTATATAGCGTCCTTTTAGAGGATGCTTTCCCAATTGCGCTGGCGCAAATAGATTTAGCAAATGATAATAATGGAACAGTTGAAATTACAGTTAGTATGACTTACACAAACTGGAGAAGTGAAAAGACTTATGTAAACCAAAGATCCAAAAGAAAAATAGTTAACACAAATCCAATGTTAACAGCAGTAAATAAAGGCGAATGGATTAATCCAGATTTAAGGGGATCTTTAAAAACTAGTAGATCTAATGGTCAAAAGAAACCATGGAAAGATCCAGGTTAAATGAATAATATAATTTTAAACAATGAGGTAATATAATGGCACTACCAGTACTAAATGATAAACCAAAATATGAAATGAGTATTCCTACTACAGGTCAAATTATAAAATTTAGACCATACTTAGTAAGGGAAGAAAAAGTTTTAATGATAGCGCTTGAATCACAAGATTCTCAACAAATGTTTGGAGCAATTGTTGATACAATTAAAGCATGTATTGACCCAGAAGCTGATATCAAATGGAATGATTTAGCAGTTTTTGATATTGAGTATATGTTTATTATTATCAGATCTAAGTCTGTAGGCGAAACAGCTAAAATCGGTGTGGCATGTGAAGAGTGCGAAACATCAAATGAATTGACTATTAATTTAATTGATACGAAACCCGACCTTCCAGAAATTAGCAACATTGTTGAATTGACTGACGACATATCTTTAGAAATGCAATGGCCAAGTTTTAATAGTTTAAATGATCCAACGATGTCTGATCTGTCGCCTTCTGACATGTCAATTCGTATGTTAGGCAATTGCATCAAATACGTTAACACAGCAGATGATAGAATTATTGTTAAAGACGAAGATTCAAAAGCAATTACTAATTTCATTGAATCTTTAGACACTGTACAATTTGAAAAGATTAAAAATTATACGGATAAAATGCCAACTGTTATGAAAGATGTTGAGTTTGACTGTTCAGAATGCGGTCATGTCAATAAAAAGAAACTAGAAGGAATGGCTGATTTTTTTTAATATGTCTCTCCCATGAAAATCTCTTACATTACTATCAGAGTAATTTTAGAATGATGCAGGATCATAATTATGCACTTACTGAACTTGAGAATATGATACCCTGGGAGAGAGAAATATATTTAATGATGTTGATTGACCATATGAAAGAAGAAGAGCGAAGACACAAAGAGCGACAGCAAAAGCAGTAGGAATAGACGATGGCCCAAATAAAAGACCTCAATGATTTAGCAAGTCACATGTCTGCTTATAACGCTCAGGATATTAGATCTCAAGCGAAGCAGAGTCATTCGCTTGAGGAATTAAATGTTAGATTTACTCAATATATCGATTGGATGAAAGATCAAGCTGGAGAAGCAGAACGAAGACGTATAGAAGCAGAGAGAGAAGCAAAACAAGTATCTAATGCTCCTCGTAGACCGACATCTGGCTCCGGTAGCCCTGCTACATCCGGACTTAACTTACCAAATATTCCTGGAATTAAAGGAGTACTCGCGTTTACTGCTGGATTGGCAGCATTAGGTACTGCCCTTGCTGGCCTCCGTGGGTGGGAAAAATTAGCTATAACAAATGCTGATAAAATAGGAAAAGCTTTACGTTCGATTATTCCTTTAACTTTTGCTGATAAACTTGTTGGTAAAATAGTACCATCAGGTTATACTACATTTTCTGCGTTTTTTGGTGATAGAATGGCCATGTTAAGAAATAGCGCATTAAAGTTATTTGGTTTTGATGTCGATATGAAAGGTGGAGGAATGCCAGCCGGTAATACTGGACCAAGAATGCCAGGCGGGAATCAATTAAAAACTCCTCTTACTACACAGATTTCAAACAGAATGAGCTCGTTTATGTCGAACTTAAAAGGTCGATATTATTCTATGGTAGGATTAGGCGTAGACGGGGAGACGATTCAAACTCGTGGTGCTGACGGAAGATTTGGAGCAAACAAAGGAGTTTCTATATTTCACAAAATAACACAAGGTTTTGCCAAAATAATGGCACCTATTAAAGCTGCAGGTGCTGCTGTTACTAATGCGTTATCAGGATCGGCGGGTAAACTATTAGCATCTTTCGGAAATGCTGGAAAAGGTTTATTAAATTCTGGAGCTGGTAAATTTTTTGCAGGAGTGTTTAAAAAAATATTATGGCCACTCGGTGTTCTTATGTCGGCATGGGCAGGTATTAAGAAATTTCAAGATGAGATGGCAAGCGGCGAAGGTGTGATGAAGGCTTTTAGCGAAGGTCTTTCTACTACATTATCTAATTTCTTCGGCGCTCCATTTGATTTAGTTAAAAATGGAATATTATGGATTCTTAGAAAACTAATGCCTTGGGGTGTAGGTGATGATGGTCAATGGGATGAGGGATCCATGACCGGTAAGATTGGCAAATGGGCTGAGAAATTTTCTTTTGAAAAATTATTTAAAAGTGTGTTAATGGCTCCATTTAATATGATTTCAGGTGCTGTAACTTTTATAAAAAGTATATTCACTAACCCAAAAGAAACCTGGGAGGCTTTTGCAAAAACTGTCTGGGGTGAAGGCAGCTTTATTGATAACTTTATACTAACTCCACTTACTAATTTTCTAACAAGCATTGGAAAGTTATTTGGCTTTGGCACGACTGATGATCCTATGTCACCTGACACTGCTGGAGGAACTGTTACAAGAATTAAGTTTCTATGGAATGATATGATTGAAGGATTTACTGTTAGACTTCCTAATAAAATAATTGCGATTGCTGAACACTTTAAAGATCAAATAATGGGTATAATTCCTGAAGGAATGTTCAAAGATTTAAAAGAAGTATTTACAGTCGCAATTCCCGCAAAGATAACAGCAATGGTAACTTCGTTTACAGACCTATTTGCTAAAACAGAAGGTGCTGACGGAGATCCGCAGCCAAATGGTGGTGTATGGTCTGGGATAAAAAATATATTTACTAGCCTTATTCCTAATATGATTTCCGATATTGTTACTGAAGGTAAACAAATGATGAGTGGAATTGTTGAATCGGTTGTTGAAAAACTACAAGGACTGATCGATATGATATTTGACTTTATTCCGTCAGTTGCAGATATAAAGAGCAATGTCATAAGTTCGATCTCTGGCATGCCCGCCGGAGATACGATATTAGAAACATTAGGTTTAAAACCAAAAATTGCTGTGGGCTTCGATATGGATGCGGCTTATAGAAAAGAAGCTTTCGGAATTCCAGCAGCTGTAAGCTTTGAAGCACAAGTCGCAAAAACTGTCGCGCTGGCAGTAGAGACAGGTCTTGTTGCGACACTTGGCACTAATGCAGAAGATCGAACTCTCAAGGGAGCTGCGATTGCATTGTTTAATGCATCCACCGGTACTGCAGTTACAAAAAAACTTATGCCTTCTGATCAAAGACGTGCTGAGGAATTAAAAGCCGCTTTCACTGCAATGGAAGCTAGCAAGTTTCATAACACACAGGGTGTAGTAATTGGAAACATTGACAATAGCACAACTTCAACCTCCTCAGCAGTAGTTGGCGGACATGCTCCGGCTGGATCTTCTTTTGCCAAAATGGACCCTAGATTTGAAGGATGGGGCCCACCAAATAGGCAACATCTTTCCGTGTTTTAATAAAAAAAATGCCGGCATAAAGCCGGCATTTCTCAGTTATATTTAGCTATTTAATCATTGACTAAATTAGCAAAATGGGACATAATATCATCTTCATCATCCGAACTTGACACCGCACTCATTGCAGGTTCAGGCACTGCTTTAATAGCAGGCGCTGGTCGTTCTTCACCTAGACTACGCTCCTGAGCCATGGTAGGCGCACCGGCAACTGCTGCCTCACCTAGTACACTCATTAGCTTGGTCTTTAGTTCGGCATAGGACTTAAAGCCATCTTTTGTGTATGCATTTAAATCGTGCATAGAGTTGTAAAGACCTTCAAGTTTTGCATCATCTTCAGAAAGTACTTCTTGAGAAGCAAATTCTGATTTATCGTAGTTGCGATAACCTTCAACATCCCGAATTTTTAGTTTGAAGTTAGCACCAGTCCAAAAATCAAATGGATTGATTGGTTCTTCATCTGCAAATTCTGGCTGCATAGCATCCATTAATTTGTCAAAGATTTTCTTACCGTATTGATAGAGAAATACCTTACCTTCATTGGCAGGATTACCTGGATCAGATACAACTAGGATATTTGACACATGATGTAGACGACGTTTTTGTCGGCGAGCTGTTTCTTTATCAGCTTCTAATCCAGTATTCCATAGCTTACTATTAAGCTCTCCAACTGGATCATCTTGACCAATAGATGTAAGCGATTTTTCAATATACCATTTACCGGTAGGACCTTTAAAACCATGATCCCAATAACGAACCCATGGAAGTTCGGCACCTTCGGTAGCTGGAAGAAAGCGAATAACGGCATAACCGTTATTCTGTTTATCAACAGTAGGCTTCCACATACGATCATCTGTATATTTATTTGAAGAAGCCCCTCCACCAACAGCTTCGGCTGCTGCGACGAGTTTACTGATTTGACCGCGGTCACGTTTAAGATTTGCAAAAGACATATTATATTCCTTATATTTGCTGAAGTATTTTTTATATTACTGAATTATTATACAATGTATTGTACGCTTTGTACATCACTATATATCATTATTTCCTGATAAACATAATAGTTTCTTTACCAGTGTCTGGATTAATTGATGCAATTGCAACATGGCCTTCAGGAACAGGTTGAGAACCAACATATTCCCACTTCAAACCAGCCGCTGCATTAACTTCGTCCGCCTCAAAAAACTCTGCGTTATCGTTTGTGAAGAGACCTAAAATCAGAATAAGTTCAAGCATTTTTATTTTCCTTAGTTTGTTTTATATGTTTATATAGTTGATAGTAATAATCGAAAGATGCCGGGTAGTTGTCTGGGTCTGGTAGTACTCCTTTAAACATTTTAATAAATTCTTGTATTTCGTTATCTGTCATTTTCCATACTCTGCCTTTTATCACAGTACATTATCCACACATACCAAGAAGCACAGAGAGGTATAATAGCATTTAAATTAATTATTGGAGGTAATATCATCATCGCGCCTGGAAACATAAACATTGCCATGATAACCACTGCTATATAATCATACCAACGTATCATTCAAACATCAATTCATTCTGTCTTGGTAAAAAATTAAGACTCATTGCTTCTGCCTCTATTTTTTCTCGGATCACGTTTGATATGAATTTCTTAACGTCTTGTGGATCTATTTTTGTGATTTCACATGTCTCAATAACAGCATCAATGTATGATAGCTTTTTATCAATAACTTGTTTTTCTATCATCTTGCCAAATTTAGCACGATTCATAAATTGTAATTCTTCTGTCATTGTAAACCTTCCTATTTAGCCAAAGCTCTTAATATGATAACATCTTTATTGATACGTCCATTGACATTTTTCGATGTTTTAGTTGTAAGCTTTGACCATTCTTTATTGATTTGGGTTGATGACTTACTCAAGATTGCTGGAATAAATTCATCAGGCTTGCGAAGACGCGTGCTTCGGCATAGGTCAACATCTAGACCGACAATAGTAGTACCTTTGACTTCAAAGCCAATTGCCTTCTCACAAACATACTCAGTTATTTCTCTATACTTTACATTAAATGTATAGATTCGCATAGCGCCAATAATAGACGTAGGTGTAATAGATGTAAGCTTATATTCTTTTGACTCTTTTAAAAACTTGAGCTTCTCAACTTGTTTGTCTGCAGTTTTAACTTTAGGCTTACGAGTAGCGCGTAATGCTTTTTTTGAAGCCATATACTTTTCGATCTCAGCGCAGAGTTCGGTGAGAAATTTTAGATATTTTTTACGACGTGATGTTGACCAGTTTGAATATGCCTCAAGAAGATCTTCAGGCTTATCATTGACAAGCTCATTGATTTCATTCATCTGGGGTGTATAATATGCGAAAGCAGTCTTAGCCATATTGTATGGTGCGTCGATTTTCTTTAATTCATCATAGACTGAATAGTCGCCGGCAGTTTCCCAACTATCTACGATATTATCAATACCAGCGATAAAATCAGAAGTACGTTCTTGAATAATTTCTTGAATTGTTTTCTTTACTAGACCAGCTTCTTCTGGCTTATTAGACTTTTCAGCTTGTTTGGCTCTACCGCGGGATAGCAATTCATTAACGTGCTTTTTAAGAACCTTCTCAGCATCCCACCAGACTGGAAACTCGCGATCCATTTCTTTCCATACAATAGTAGATGCCAACAAAGGTAGACCCGCAAAGGACCACTCAGGCGCGTCCATAGCGATACGTGCATCAGCTTTAGGAAGTACGGTTTTAATGTAAGATTTGATCTTACCGATGACGTCCTTCTTGTCAGCTTCTGTGCGAACGTAATCGTTGAAATCACGAAAGTTATCTTGTGGCGCA